GGCACAATCGGATGCTTCCGCATCATATAAACAAACCATATCATATAGTGGAGAGTATGCTAATTCAGATGTTAGACTGTTGTCTGGGATGACAGATAAACTTTCTGTACTAGATGAATGTATAAACTTACGAAACTTAAAGGATTAGTATATGTCATTAATGGCTAAATTGAAAAAGAACTCTAAGATTAAACTGACTTCCCAAATGGATGAGTCAGAATTTTTTCAAGAAAAGGAAGTGGTACAAACTGATGTGCCTATGATAAATGTCGCGTTAACAGGATCTCTTGATGGTGGGATCACGGCCGGCCTGACAGTATTGGCGGGACCATCTAAACACTTCAAGACTTCGTTCGCGCTCAAGATTGCAGCCGCATATCTTAATGCAAAACCCGATGCCGTCATGTTGTTTTATGATTCGGAGTTTGGTTCGCCACAATCTTACTTTGACAACTTCGGTATTGACACATCGCGAGTGTTGCATGTACCTATTACTGATGCTGAACAATTGAAGTTTGATCTGGTAGGCCAACTAGAAGGGATGGATAAAGAAGATGATGTTATCGTAGTGGTTGATTCGATCGGCAACCTTGCCTCTAAGAAAGAACTTGACGATGCAATGAATGAAAATTCTGCTGCAGACATGTCTCGTGCAAAGGCATTCAAAGGTTTGTTCCGCATGGTTACTCCGTATCTTGCGATGAAAAACATCCCTTTGATTGCCATCAACCATACTTACAAAGAGATCGGTTTGTTCCCTAAAGATGTTGTTGGTGGAGGCACAGGGATCTATTACAGCGCCAACACAATTTGGATTATTGGTCGTAGACAGAATAAGACTGGTACTGAGGTCACGGGTTATGACTTCGTGATCAAGGTGGAGAAGTCTCGTTACGTAAAAGAACAATCTAAAATTCCAATCTCTGTCTCATGGGAAGGTGGTATCAATGAGATGTCTGGACTACTTGATGTTGCTATGGCAAGTGGCCATGTTGTCAAACCATCTAATGGATGGTATCAGAAAGTTAACGAGGATAAAAAATATCGTCTCGCAGACCTTGACAAAAACTTCTGGTCGAGTATACTGGAAGATAAAGTTTTTCAAGAGTTTGTCAAAAAAGCATTTACAGTCGGAGCTGAAACCGTAGACCTTGGAATCGAATTGGAGGAATAGTATGAGTTTACAAATTGTAAATGAAGGCGTTCATTATGAACTGATTCCTGCAGATGAGGATAACGTTCAAGCCTGGGATGTTAGGTTTTTGGAAGGAAGGTTTACTGAGACGGTTATCCGTTTCGGTAATATCTCTTTCGAAGATGATTGCTTAAAATTTAATTTTGTGATACAATCTACACCAGATTCAAGTTTAGATGTAGATGATGTTGACCTTCAAAACTTTGCAGCTGATGTATTAGAGAGTATTCTTGAATCCGCAGCATCCGATGGTTCGTTAATTTATGGAGACGATGATAACAATGAAGATTGATCTTGAACAACAAATACTGAGAAATCTTTTGACTAATGAAACGTATATGCGTAAAGTAATACCTTTCATTAAGAAAGAATATTTTGAAGGTATTTATAGATCATTGTTCATTGAACTAACCAAAATTACAACCAAATACAATAAACTTCCAACCATGGAAGCTTTTAAGGTTGAGATAGATCAGTCAGATCTTTTTACTGAACAGAACTATACTTCTGCACTCGATATTCTTCCTACAATATTTGAGTTCAAACCTGAGAACGAAGAATGGTTGTTGGATAAAACTGAAAAATGGTGTCAGGATAGGGCAGTCTATTTGGCGATTATGGAATCGATTCAAATTATTGATGGTAAACATAATACGTTTACCAAAGATGCCTTACCTGATATCCTACAGAATGCACTGGCGGTGTGTTTTGACACCAACGTAGGTCATGATTATCTTGAAAACGTTGATGAACGCTTCGCCTTTTATCATGAACAGGAAGAACGTATTCCGTTCGACCTTGAGTACTTTAATACCATTACCAAAGGTGGTTTGCCAAATAAGACGCTGAACATCGCGTTGGCAGGTACAGGCGTAGGTAAGTCTCTGTTCATGTGTCATGTCGCCGCCAGTGCCCTATCGCAAGGTCGTAATGTCCTTTACATTACTATGGAAATGGCTGAAGAACGTATTGCAGAACGTGTTGACGCCAATCTAATGAATGTTAACGTGGATCAATTAGATCACATGTCAGAGAAAATGTTTAAAGACCGTGTTAGTAAGATTGCCGAAAGCACACAAGGGAAACTGATAATCAAGGAATACCCAACAGGTGCTGCTCATATAGGACACTTCCGGGCACTGTTAAATGAGTTAAAATTAAAGAAAAAGTTTGTTCCAGAAATTGTGTTTATAGATTACCTAAATATATGTGCATCTTCAAGAATGAAGGGTATGGGTGGCGCTATCAACTCATATTCGTATATCAAGGCAATTGCTGAAGAAATGCGAGGGTTGGCGGTAGAATTTAATGTTCCTATCGTATCTGCGACACAGACAACTAGATCAGGTTTCAGTAATTCTGATCCTGGTTTGGAAGACACTTCTGAATCGTTCGGTTTGCCGGCGACTGCGGATTTAATGTTTGCTCTAGTAGCTAATGAAGAGATGGATAAACTCGGTCAGATTATGGTGAAACAGTTGAAGAACCGTTACAATGATCCTAACAACAATAAACGATTTATTGTCGGCATTGATCGGTCTAAAATGAGGTTGTATGATGTGGCACAGGAAGAACAGACTCTTATTGAAGAAGATGACATTCCTGTATTTGAAAAATCTAGAGCTGGTGAAAGATTAAAAAATATTAAGTTCACATAGGAGAAAAATATGGATCCGTATATACATACTTTAATCGCAACTGGTTTATTGATATTTTCGTTTTATTTGGGTAGGTTTTTTGGAAAAGAGGCTGGCATACTTCATGTTTGGGGAATTATTCTTGAAGCTTTTGACGCCAAAGAAATCGAACTAAATGAAGAAGGTTCACTCATAGTAACCTATAACGACGATAGTAAAGAAACACTTAATTAATTATGATTGTTGGGTTTACTGCAAGCGCATTTGACTTGTTACACGCAGGACATTGTTCTATGTTGCGTGAAGCAAAATCACAATGTGACTATCTCATATGTGGTTTGCAAGTAGACCCGACCGTTGATCGCCCAGAAAAAAACAAACCTATACAAACCGTGGTGGAGAGATATACTCAACTCAATTCGTTACGTTATGTAGATGAAATTATACCATACCTTACAGAACAAGACCTAGAAGATATCTTGACAATGGTAGATATTAATGTTAGAATTATAGGTGAAGAATACAAAGATGCAACTTTTACAGGCCGTGCAATTTGTGCCAGTAGAGGTATAGAAATTTATTTTAATAAACGAGACCACAGGTTCTCGACAAGTGATTTGAGGAGAAGAGTCAGTGACAACCAGAGTTAATTATAAATTCTACGAAGACAAATTAATCAAGGAGTTGCAACAATATGTTGATAAAACATACGACCAACACTACGCGACCGACAAGTATCAAGCCACGGATGTTATTATTGACAGTGGGCATGGTACTGGTTTTTGCTTGGGCAATGTAATCAAGTATGCCAAGAGATACGGCAACAAGGGTAGTGCCTGTGATGCCAGAAAAGACCTGATGAAGATCTTGCACTATACATTGATTCAATTGTATATCCATGATGAAGAAAATCCGGAGGTTCGAGATCCAGCATATGGTCCATACCCCGAATATAATAGCAAGTATAAACAAGACAGATTAAATAATGTCACTCCGGAGCAATGGGACGCTATAAAAATGGGTAAAGGGGTTTCTCTCAGTGGATAATGTAATTGATTTTTTGTCATATAAAAATGAACGCGATCGCGTTCAAAACGAAATTCAGGCCGAAGTTATACGTGAAGATTTTATGGAATTTTTGATGAGTCCTGAAAACTACACTCCAGATACCTTTACATTCACTATAGACCTATCGGAGGATAATGATGAGTAGTGATATTTTTGATTTTGGATTCACTGCAGTAACAGAAGATGAGTTAGAATCTGTTCAATCGGCTGCATTTGTTGCTGATGACGTTCAGGCAAGACTTGACAAACTGTTTAATGCGATAGTTCCACTATTAAACAATCTTAAAAAAAATCCTGAAAAAGAGTATATACTCTGGCCTAATAGATTAGAAAAGGTTGAAGAGTTCGAAGACCTTCTTCAAAAAATTTATAAAGGTTGACTTACTTTATTTTTTGTTGTATAATCTTATTATGAAAAACATTAAAAAACTATTAACGCTTCTTGTCATCTTTTCTGTGATCTTTGTCTCTAAAGATGCCTCAGCTGAAAAGACTCAAGAAGTTGAATGTCACTATGAAGTCACTCAAGTTTTTGAAGATGGTGTTATGGTGAGTGAAACTAAAGTACGTAAGTGCAAAGAAGAAACCAACAGTTCCAACAAGTTCGATCCAAAACATAATTTCAAAGATTATGTGAAAGTTCAACTTGTAGATGTTGGGTTGCTTGGTGTAATTATAGCATTAACAAAGTGAGGATACTATGAAAAGGTTATTGGTTGTAAGTGCGTTATTGCTTATGGTAGGTTGTTCATCTACATATAAAGTAAAAAAAGAATCGACTGAAAATTCGATGTTAACAAAAATTCCTGATTGGTTTATTCAAAGTGAGGAATCACGTGGTCTATTAGATAGAAAAAATAAATACAATTACATTTATGGTGTAGGCACGTCAGTTTCTTCTAACCTACAACTTGCGATCGAAAAGGCAACGATGATTGCAAAGGCTGATCTTGCTGACCAAATTGCAGGACAAGTTAACAAGAATACCGAATATTCTGTAATAGAAGCTGGTGAAGAATCATCTACTGAGATGGAGACTGAAACAAACTCAGTGGTGAAAAATACTGTAGACCGCATTGCTCCGGTTGGTTATGAAGAATGGAATAAGTCAGTTTTGATCACTGCAAATAATCAGTACCGTGTTTATATTGGTTTAAAATGGACCCGTGATAAAAAGAACCGATTGAATGATTTGATATCGAATGATTTAATTGGTGGAGTAAATGTTGTGCCTGAAATGTTAGAGGAAATCTGATGAAAAAAAATTACACCATTGATGGTTTTGTTGATACTGCGAAGAAGAGTGTAGTTACCGTTGTCTTTGATAAAATTAATGACGGTGGTCGAAGGATTATGCCTTGTACTTTGAACTCAGAGTTATCAAATCACAACGTACCTGAAGTTCTAGAACAAAGAGAGAAAGAGTCCGACCACCTTGTTGTCTGGGCGGTTGATAAAGAAGCTTGGCGTTCTTTCCGCATAGATACTTTAGTTGAATGGTATGAGGGTCAACCCGAAACCCAAACGTAACTACTAATTTTTTCACCAGTAATTAAAATATCGTCACTGACAAAAAGTTTACCACTAAAAGAACGATAAAGATAATAAGTTTTTCCTGAGATAGGCTGGTACTTTTCTAGTACCATTGCTTGAAGAAGAGACATTATTTCACCGTGTTAAGTTGATATTATATATAAATTTTTATTTTTGAGGAGTGAAGATGTACCGACAAACAAACTTGTTCCCCGAACAGGACACCACCAAACCTCCCTACAACGGATTATTCTTTTGTCCTATTAGACAAGAGTTTAATCGCTGGGAGACCCACATTAATTTCTATAAGGTAAAAAGACTATGAAAAAAGGACAACGTTTACCAGATGTAACTTTTAAAACACGGGTGCGTGATGAGACGATTGAGGGTCCGAATCCCTATCGTTGGGAAGATAAAACCACGGAAGATTATTTTGCAGGAAAAAGAGTTATCCTGTTTAGTTTGCCTGGTGCTTTCACGCCCACGTGTTCTACCTATCAGCTGCCTGACTACGAGAAGATGTTTTATGAATTTCAGGAGTTAGGTATTGATAAAATTTACTGTATGTCTGTTAATGATGCATTTGTTATGAATGCCTGGGCAAAAGATCAAAATCTGAGCAATGTTACAGTAATTCCTGATGGCAGTGGTAAGTTCACAGAACAGGTTGGCATGTTGGTGACCAAAGATAATCTTGGTTTCGGTTCTCGTTCATGGCGATATGCTGTTGTCGTTGATGATGGTGTTGTCGAAGCATGGTTTGGAGAACCAAGTCAACGAGACGAAGCAGATGATGATCCGTATGAAATTTCATCACCACAGAATGTCATTCAGTATTGTCGTAACCGAAAGGTAGAAGCAGCGTGAGTGACACTTTTAAAGGATGAAGTAAATGAAATCAGCCGGAAAAATATGGGGCAAAACAACACAGATTGAAGCGAACGGTTCGTTAGAGTTTCATCGTATTGAGTTTAAAGCAAATTACCAGTGTAGTGAACATTATCATTCAACAAAGAGCAATGGGTTCTACGTTGAAGAAGGTAAGTTGCTCATTAAAACTTGGCCAGAAAACACTGCAATCGTAGACACTACGGTTCTTAGCAAAGGTGACTACATGGAAGTGCCTGCTGGTGTATGGCACCAGTTCGTTGGTCTCACAGACGGTATTGCATTCGAGTTGTATTGGTCAGAGTTTGACAAAGACGATATCGTAAGACGCAGTGTAGGATCTAAGGTGCCTAGTGCTCAAACCGAAGAAGCTGTTGGCGAACAACAAGATCTCAACTGGGACGGTAACTAGTGCAAGCAAAGGTTATCACATTATCAAATAATAAAGAATCGTTCGAACAGTCTGACATTCTTATTGATAGTTCTAATCATGTTAAAAACGATTTCATCATCGACAAATTTCGTGCATCCGAACCAGATGATGTGATAGCTGGTTTCACTGAACATAAAATTAAGTGGAACTACCCGTGGACAAGATCAATACTAGACATACAGTCTGGTTTGATTAAGAGTCCATATGAAACTGCAGACCCCAAAAAAAGGATGGCTTGCTTTTTGTCGCATTATATGTTATGGTATAAGTGTTTCGAATCGAATGAACCGTATCTTATATTTGAACATGATGCAAAATTTATTAAAACAGTTGATATCAATATGATTGATCAATCAAATTATCAGGTGGTATCATTAAACGATCCTCGTGGTGCAACAAGAAAATCTAATGTTTATCACGAATTAATATCTAAAAACAAGTTGTCTCCTGTACCTTGGATAGATGATCACAATGTGCCTCAAGGATTGCCAGGCAATTCTGCATATTATCTTAAACCTAAAGGTGCAGAAAAACTATTGACCCTTGTGAATGAATATGGCGCCTGGCCTAATGACGCCTTAATGTGTCGTCAATTAATGCCTAAGATGTTGGGTTGTCTTGGGGATTATGTAACGATTGTACAACGTACTAACGTATCTACAACCACTAAGTGAGACTTTATGTTATTATCTAAATCTGATGCTTACTATGCAGCGAATGTGTTCGAAGAGTTTTTTGGTACCTTCGAACGCATCGATGATTATATGCGGAAGATAAAGATGGAGCGCATGGTTACTTTTCCACACTCTTTGCCCGGCATGGGCCCAGAGAATGATTTGTTTAATAATTTTAACATGCACCCAGAAGATATGGATATCGGTTTCTACAACTGTTCACAAGAAAAATTTATGCGATATATGGAGGTGACCACATCAGCTCCAGTTGAAGCGTCTATCCCAGGCAAACAGATGTTATGGATTGCCACTGAAAAAAATACAGATACAATAATCGGTATGATTCGTTTTGGGTCTCCAACAATAAACTCTCGACCACGTAACGAGTGGTTGGGTAAACCATTGAACACAATGAATCCTGAAGTGATGTCACGTTTCAACAAGTCTGTCATTATGGGTTTTAATATTGTACCCACTCAACCGTTTGGTTATAATTATTTGGGTGGTAAACTTCTAGCCGCCATTTGTTGTTCTCATACGGTACGTGAGACACTTAATAAAAAGTATGATGCAAATATTTGTATGTTTGAAACGACTAGTTTATATGGTTCATCCAAAACGATGTCCATGTATGATGGTATGAAACCATTATTACGATTTAACGGTCTCACAGACTCAAACTTCGCCCCGTTGATTAATGATGATAACTTTCGTTCTCTCAATGACTGGTTTCGAAAAAGAAACAATGGTGAAATGTTGGTCCCAGCGGATGCCTCTTCACGTAAGTTGAAGGCGCAAACAAAAATGGTGTCTATCATCAAGTCATCTCTCAAAACTCATGATATGGATGCCTATGCAAAGTTCTGTCAAACCTTTTCTAATGCTAAGGGATTGACCGAAAGGAAACGTTCCTTCTTCTCTACCTACGGGTATGACAATGTGCCACAGTATCTCAACATGGAGACGGACACATTGATCAAGAAGGATAACTTTGACCGCTTTGAGTTTGAGAACGTCATTGAATGGTGGCGCAACAAGGCGGGCAAACGTTATGAAACTCTAAAACAGGAAAACCGTCTGCGATCTGTGGTAGAGACTTGGAATGTAAATGCAGACGATATCGATATTATTCGATAAAAATTAAGGGGGACGAAAGTCCTTTTTTTTTTAATATTTTTCATTTTTTTGAGTTGTAAGCTCTTGATTTTATTGACAAAAAACCCCCAAAAAAACACCTTTAGAATCAAGAGCTTAGAGCTTGACTCAGATATCAATATATGAGATAATAACTTTGTTATTTAGGAGATGTCATGTTGATTTTAGAGTTCAAAGGTCCCATCAAAGGTCGTAAGATCTACGAAGAGTTTGCCGAGAATGTCGTTAACGAGTTGTTTCCACGTGAGTTTGAGCGAGATATCGTTATCGGTATTCAGTTCAAAAATATCGTAGGAAATGGTCTCTTTGGTCAGGCAACTGAACATGCTGATGATGAGTACCTTGTTGAAGTCGGTAAGGTGGTCGATGAGGGTGAGTTGCGAGCAGCAGAACCTCGTGAGATTGCCTCCACAATTGCCCACGAATTAGTCCATATCAAACAGTACATTCGCCGTGAGTTGTCTCAGGGTGCTACTGTCTGGAGGGGTCAGAAGATCCCCGTAGGACCACGTGGCGGCACGATCCGCTACCGAGATCAACCGTGGGAGAAAGAAGCATTTAGACGAGAGAAAGAGTTTACGGAGTTGTATTGGGATGAATGAATCAAGAATAGATCACGCTAAGTTGTGGGCAGGAATGCACCACAAAGGACAGGTCCGAAAGTATACCGGAGAACCCTACATTGAGCACCCTCTCGAAGTTGCTGAGATGGTTAAAGAACATGGATTAAGTGAGACTGCCATTATTGCTGCTATCCTTCACGACACCGTAGAAGACACTGGAGCCACTCTGGAGGATGTTGAAGAGTTGTTTGGTACTGGAGTTGCAGAGTATGTCTGGTACCTGACAAAGCCTCCCGTGTTTGTAGGTAATCGCGCAACACGAAAATCTCTTGACCGAGACCGACTTTCTGCGGCTCCGGAAGAGGTTAAGTTCATCAAGTTCTATGATGTATTTCACAATGCCTCCAGCATCCGTGAGCACGATCCTGAATTTTATGATAGTTGGAGACATGAAATGCAGTTGTTATTCCTAGCAATGGATGTTCATTCTCTTGATTTTGGAGAAAAATCAGAAGAGATAAGTGCGTTTCTAGACACGCTTTAACATATGATTCATAACGAAAGTTGCCTAGACACTCTCTCCAAGATGGATGATGACTCAGTTGATCTGGTCATCACCTCTCCACCATATAATCTGCGTAGAAGGGTGTCCAAGGGTAAACTCATTTCACGTGGGAATGATACTCCAAAGAATGTAGCAAAGTACACCGATTTCACGGACGATTTGCCTACGGAAGATTACTTGGAGTTCCACTCTAAGGTCCTCTCAGAGTGCCTACGGGTCTCTAACAGGGTGTTTTACAACATCGCAGTAGTTACGGGTAGTAAACAAGCCCTCTTTCAGATGATAGGTAGGTTTGCTGAGAGTCTAAAAGACATTATCATTTGGGACAAGGGTCACGGAGAACCAGCAATTCAGGAAGGTGTTCTCAATCGTCAGTTTGAGTTTATTTTGGTATTTGAAAAAGACTATCCTATATCCAGAATGTTCCGAAAAGACGTTTATTTTAAACGAGGAACGTTGTCAGATGTATGGAAAATCCCCCGTGAGAGACACCAGAAAGGTCACCAAGCAGTGATGCCCACTAAGTTGGTCCGTACTATCCTCGAAAATTTCAGTGCCAAGGGCGACACTGTATACGACCCGTTCATGGGAGCAGGGACTACGGCTGTTATTGCCGAAGAAATGGGGCGTAAATGGATAGGATCCGAGATCAATCCGGAGTACATTGAAATTACCCACGAACGAATTAAGAGAATTTCTTCAAACCTTGATAACTTTTTCGAATAAACATATTCCAAATCGATCTAAAAAAGTTACTTTTTTGCCCTTGTAAGTCATTGATTTATCGAGGGTTTTTTCCCCTTTAAAATCAATGACTTAACGCTTGTGTTTTCACAACATTTACTGTATAATTACTATGTAATCAACGAGAAGAGAGAGACCTAAAGATGGAAAAAATGACAAGAACTGCTGCCTCTTATGAAACCTATGCCGAGTACGTTGCTGCTCGTCGTGCAACACGTCATGACGTGTTGCCTGAGACCTTGTGGACTGCATTGAAAGAAGACGAGACATTGTGTAACACTCGAATGGCAGAAGGGTATGAAGAGTTTGAAAATGCATGGAGGACTGTATAATGATTACTCATATAGGTGACGGTAAAATCGAAGGTGAAGTTGGTATCGCATTGTATGCTGGCGACACAATCAAAGCACGAGGATTCAGCCCTGAATTCCTCTCTTATGCTGTACTGACCAATGGTGGTCTTGCTG